GTCTCACTCACGCTCTCAAAAAGAAAGTGCTTGCCTTTAGCTCCTGCAGGTTTCCACCACTTGAATGGTATCCCCGCGCTCGTCTCGCCGTTGATCCTGTTGTACCCAGCCAGTGGGATCCCGTTGATTGCCTGCTCTTCTGTCAGCACACTAGTGTGTATGTCTTTTGGTTGTACACACGAAAGTGCTGCCACAATAAGCTTATAGGCTCTCTGAATGTGGAATGGGTTCCAAGGTACAGTTGCTACGCTGTACTTCTTGGCACCCTCATTCAAGGGACTCCAATCTCTGTCGTCACGCAACTCCTCGCTGAGTCGCTGGTCTCCTTTAGTCAGAACACTAGGTTCTGTGACATGGGGGACTACCATGTCAAAGAGGGGGCTCTTCACTATATCACTCTTCACTATAATACATTCTGGTCTCATCTTCATCGTCCTGTCGTACGCCAATCTACCCTCCGGTACAATCGTCGTTCCAATCATATCAGGGTCTTCCACGGTCATCTCCGAGTACAACACATCTCCCATCACTGGGTGGTGCATCATAACTCCGTCCTCCGCACACTGCATCGATTGGTAGTTTGGGTACGCTCTGTTCAATTGCTCAATCAACCACTCTCTAGTGATAATAGCTGAAGAGCCTCTCTCCTGGTCCTCAATACCTGCCACATGCATTCCACAGATCACTCCATCGAACCTCGTGTTCACAGCAACTAGTGCCGATCCACAAGATCCTGCTCTCGTTTGTGCTCTGTAATCCCAACGTGTGGGAAGGTATTCGTCCTCGTCTGTTTTAGTAGGGGTCACTCCGTAGTGCACCCCAGTTAACTCCATGTTCGCCATGATTACCTGTTTCCACATGCCTCCAGTCCGCTCTCTCGTCACAAGAGCCGCTGCAGTCGATTTTACTGACTGCACCGACTCTTCTGCCGAGAAGTGATGAAGAATGTCCTTAAAAGAAGGAGCTGCTGCTCCTAATCTAACGACACATATGTCCTCAGATAACACTACGTTCCCTGGAGCCATCTCCTTGATGTCCGTTCCATAGACCAACTTGTGATCGTGGGTCTGTCCTCCGTTCATCACCTGCATCGGTACTACGTCCTCGTTTGTAAATCCGTAGAACAAATGTTTGGGCACCAACATTAACTTTCCCTTAATGCCGATCCCATTCATAATCCTACGAACTCCTCCTCGTGTCACTGTCACTGAGCACTGGTTCTTCTCTCCCAGCAATCTAGCCACGTCATCACTCCTAAAGTCACTCGATCCTTCTGCGCTCTGTTCCATTCTTGCCAATTTTATGGCTACTTTCTCCCTTGCTAGACGTTCAAACTCCAGGTAGGCCTCCTCCGTAGGGAAAGCCTGCCTGCGTCTGAGTTCGCTAACAAAGGCATCTATAGCCACATCAATGGTAGAACCTTGCATCCGCATTCTCGCTGCCTTCGTCACTCTCGCATTTCTCGTTCTGGAATCTCCTGACACCATTCCTTCTGCAAAGTACCGTGCTGCTCCTTCTACGTCTCCACAAGCCGCAATTGCTGAGGCTGCACAGGCCACTGCCACTGCATTCAACATCTGCGACTTTACAAAACCCGTAAAGGTCTTCTCAATGATCACATTCATCTCTTTCACTCCTGTACTTGTTGTTACTGTACAGTCCACTTCCGTGGCGCTCAACCACCGGTACGCTTTCCAGCCAATAAAGGCAAGTCCTGCTGCCGATAGTCCTGCAACCACCCATCCGAGTTTCCTATGTCCATGAGCTTCACACCAGTCAAGATACCTACCGAATCGGGATTTCTCCTCCTCCTCGAGTATCCTGTCTGTTCCTTCTTCTTCCATCACAATCAGTGCCATATCCGCCACAAGCGAATCATGCACGGTCTCCTCTGGTCGGTTCAATCGTTCTCCTCTCGCCACTGCCAAATCTGCTTCGTACATGGCATACGCTCGTTGTTGTCGGTCGTAAAGTTCTTGCTCTCGAATTCCCATTTCTCCTACTTGGGCATCCTGTCGTTCCAGTCTTTCTCTCCATAAGGTGTTCCTAGGGGGAACATGCTCATTGACCACATACTGGCTTCTTCCTGCTGCAATCTCCGTCTTCACAAAGTTCCAGGCATAGATCATCCTAATCCACATCGTTCCTTCTTCCTCTTCGTCGTAAGAAAATATGTGAATAGGTCTCTCTTGTGCCTCAGCGTTAATCTCCTCTCGTCTCCTCTCAATGTACAGTCTGTCCACTCGAACGTCTCCGCACACTAAGGCTCGACGAAAGGCAAACTTCGCTTTGCCACTCAACTCATCAAAGGTTCCCAGAAAGAACTCGCTCGTCAATCCTTCTTGTTCTTCCATGCAAAACGCGTCTCGCACTTCACTCTCCCAAGGGAATTTCCTCAAAGCCATTTCAAAGTTCCTGTTCTCACCTGGGGGGCAACAACAAACCGACAAGTCTCCACAAGGCCGGTGTCCTTCTTCCTGTTCTTCTTCGTCGCTGTCTTCACTGTCACTACTCTCTGGTATCCACCCTTGGAAAATGATCTCTCGTTCCAAAAGTTGCGCCATCTGCCGCTCTACTTCCAACTCGTCCTCTTCGCCAAGTGCTGTTGTTGCACCTACCGTCGCGTCGTCTCTTGCATAGAAGGCATTCATCGCTTTCACACACTTAGCCACCGCTTGGGTGTAAGTGAGATCTTTCGCCAAATACCTTCTCTCTCCTGCTGTCTTAGGGCACGGTTCCAAAAAGTTGTACGCATACCTGCTTATGTCATCTAAGCTCTTGGTGTCATCAGCCACAACCTCCATGAGGATGTTACGCCTACGCCAAAGAGCCTGGTCGTTCTTCACACACAAACTGGTAGGGTATTCCGAATTCGTCGTCGAAAACACTAGTCTGGTAGTGAACAAAGTTCCTTTATCGTTCACTGCTGCCATCCTGGGCATCCAAGCCACTCCTGTCATCATGAAAATCAAAGCCAAATACTCCGAGTCTGCTGGGGTATCCTGAGCACTCTGTCCAAAGTCATCCAAGAAAACACATCCTTGACCTCTATAGTTGGGCCAGTAACTATCCGCCGCATTACGGGGGTAGATAGTTACTAGTCCAGCCCTAGGGCCATCCGTCTCTCTGTCAATTTCTGCTGTCATCCACTTAGGGTTAGTCACGTCATAAATCATCCGATGTCCCACATCAGATTTTCCACAACCTGGCTTTCCCACCAAACTGATGTGAAACGGGGTCGCTCTCTTTGCTGCTGCTGACTTCGCCGATCTAAATTCCTGCGAAAACTTCATGATCTCTCTTCTTAAAGCTTCTACTGCTGCTCCCACTGACGGTGAAAACACCAACTTTCCTGCTGCTACTGCCAACTGGATCTTCACTGCTCTATGAACTGCAATTCTCAATCGCTCTGCGGTCTCATCAGACCTCAAAACTTCCACTGCGTTGTTCGGGTTCGTAAGTTCTGCGCACTCTCTCAGATGTTCTGCCAAAGGCACTTGCGTAGCCTTCAAACAAGCTTCTTCAGCTCCTCTTGCAATATTCCACTCCGGGCAATGCTGCATGATAAGCTCCTTTACTTTATCCACTATCCAACTTCCCAAGTCTGCCATAGAAGACACTCCTTGTTTGATTGCTAAAGCACTGCGACTCATGTCGCCCCACTTCTTGAACTCCGCCAATCCTGCACTGGATGCGGTTAACTGTTTCCCAACAACTAGCGAGGCAACAATGCCTGCTATACCTGCTGCCAAGGGCAGAATCTCGCCAACGGTCTCGTAACCGATCTGCGCACTCTGCCTCTGAGCAGTTGGATTCCCATTACTAGCTTGCGTCTGGGGCTGTCCTGAAACAAATTTCCACACCTTCTCTACGAACGGCCATATATAGTCTGTCATCAATGTACTCGCGCTAACGGGCATTATCGATGAACAGACTTTATACAGCAATTCCACAATGGTGAAAATCACTCCTTTTACTGTCGAATGCAACATCAAGTGCACAGCCGAAGCTGCCACCTGCACTGCCACATCAGACAAGTACTCCCTGGTCTCTGGGGAAAGGTTCACGTTCAAATTCAAACCACTCGTTGTTCCATGATTGTGGTTAACTTGTAACACACCTCCTGTTGCTCCGTTGATCCGATTTCTCAGCCAACCATCTACTGCTGAGTTCACTGCGCCTTGCGCCTGCATTCTCCACACTTTGTCCATGTCCGGGGTTGTTGTCTTTCCAACTGTCTTTTTATAACAAACCATGTTTGATACACTGAAGATTAAACTACTTGTGTCTCACCGATAACGGGTTGCTACCCCAGATAAGCTATTTCATCGAAACACTGTCAGCTGACCATAGTCCAGGTACACCTGGGTACGATTATGAAGTCTATACAAGCTCGCCTTTCCACGCTTCCGAGGGTTCGAAACATTACCATCCACATCAAAGTGGGTCACTGTCATTGAGAATTGTTTATTAAACGTCGTATACGTCATTAACCTTTACTTGGGTAAAACAATCTATCTCTCTAGTGAATCTTGGGTTATCTCTAATCTCTTCTTCGCTTATTCTCTGCTCTTTAACACATTATGAATGCCGAAAATGAATGAAAATGAAAAATGTTCTCTCATCAAACAAAACTAACTTACACCTAATACTTTAAACTTTACAATAGTCAATACATAGCCTCCAATTCAGGACACCTAAATCTCGTCGAAACGAAAATCTAGGGCCTTGGGAGGTCTAGTTGCTATAACAAAAGTCTATAAGTATCTAAATTCCTTTTCTGGTTCGTAATTAAACTCACCTTACTAAGAAATATAGGGTTCTAAAGTCAATTCTAGGGGG